AGGATCTCCATCTGCACTTAGAGTGGTAATTAATAGAGTAGTAAATAGATTGCGTAACAGAGGTATCGGCGTAAGATTTGGTCGAACATCTGATCAGAGTAGGACTCGTTTCGTTAGATTTGCACAATAATGTGTTTCGATAAAAAACGTTAGTTGATTAAAAAGAAAAATGTACGCGAAGTACAATAGATAAATATCAGGAGAATAACATGACTACATTTGGTGAAGTTTCTTATAATGACGATTTGTATGGTGGTGGTGATAAAAAGCAAGTTAATAACAAGGATCTTTTCCTTCGTTTAGGAGAGGGGTCTAATGAGTTAAGGCTTGTTACTGCACCTTTTCAGTACATGGTTCACAAGTACAAGAAGGAAGGCGACCCAGGTTTCGGACAAAAAGTTTCTTGTTCACAAATACATGGCAGCTGTCAACTTTGTGATTTGGGTGTCGATAAGGCAAAAGCTCGTTGGTTTTATGGAGTAATTGATCGTAAGACTGGAACTTATAAAGTTCTTGACGTTTCTTACCAAGTATTTTCTGCTATCAGAAAACTTGCAAGAAACACTCAGCGTTGGGGAGATCCAACCAAGTATGACATCGACATTGTCGTAGACAAGAATGGTGGCGCCGCTGGTTATTATTCTGTTCAACCAATTTCTAAGGAGCCATTGTCGGCTGCTGACCAGAAATTGAAAGATGATGCCGACCTTGATGATCTCAAGAGACGCTGCACGCCCCTTACTCCTGAAAATGTTCAGAAGAGAATTGATAAGATTAATGGCGTCGTTGATGGCGCATTATCTGGAGTAGCCGCCGCAACTGGCAAAGCCCTTGCAAAAGCCTCTCCTAAAGCTAAGGCACAGCCAGTTAGCATGACCGATGATGATGAAATGGGTTCAGAATTTCCTGCTTATGCAGGCGATACTGAAGCACCATCCGCTTCTTAATAATCTAGTGTTGTTATTAGAGTAAACAAAAGGGGCTCAAGTTAACGCTTGAGTCCTTTTCTATTTTTATCGATATATTACCTAGTATGAAAAAAGTGCTAGGTTTCGATATTTCGAGTTCCACCATAGGATATTGCGTATTAGAAATAGATGAGTTTAAAAATACTACTAAATATATTTCTATGAACTATTTAACTCCCTCTAAGAAGGGAACTATAATGGAACGTATTGTTGATACTAGAGATAAGTTAATAGATATTATAGATAAGATTAAACCAGATTATATTGGTATAGAAGATTTAATTAAGTTTATGCCAAAAAGCACGGCAACTACAGTTGTAGTATTAACTACATTTAATAGAATGGTTTGCTTATTATCTTACGATTATTTACAAAGACAACCTGAATTGTTTAATGTTATGAGTATTCGGCACGGACTTAAATTAAATAAAGATTTGCCAAAAAAAGAAGATATGCCAGAGCTTGTGGCGAAACATTTAGGAATTACATTTCCTTATGAGCATGATAAAAAAGGCAAAGTCAAAGTGGAAAGTTTTGATAAAGCGGACGGCGTAGCCGTGGCGCTATATTATGCTTTTGTGCTGACGGGCAAAATTATACGCAAAGTGAAGAAACCTAAGGTCAAGAAAAAATGAATCTCAAGGAAGCCTATACAATTTTAGAAATTCCGCAAACCTCTACGCCAGAAGAGGCGAAGAAGAGGTATCGCGAACTTACAAAAAAGTATCATCCAGACATTAATAAAGAAACCGGCGCGGAAGACAAATTCAAGAAGATTAACGAGGCTTACCAATGCGTATCATCCGGTAAAGGCAACGATCGTGAAGAGATGTCTTGGCAACAAGCTAATAATCCATTTAATCCATTTGGAAGGCAAACGTCTTATCAAGCAGATAATATTAATGTTCATACCACTATATCATTTAAAGATTCAGTAATTGGATGCCAGAAAGATCTTAAATTTAATCGTAAGACTAAATGTAAAGACTGTAATGGGCAAGGACAAATACCAATTAATAATGGGTGTGATAAATGTGGCGGCAAAGGGCAGATAATAAATCAAAGAGGCGGCATGGTTTTTATACAGACCTGCGACAAGTGTTATGGTAAAACACAAGTAAATATGTGCGCGCCGTGCGGTCAACGCGGCGTGGTAGATGCAGAAGCCTCAATTAATGTTACTATTCCTGGCGGAATATTAAGTTCAAATATTTTAAGATTGGGCGGAATGGGTCATTTCGTTGGAAATTTCGGACCAATGGAACAGCATACAGACGTGCATTTACACATAAGTGTAACTCCGGAACCTGGATTAATATTAGATGGAATGAATGTTATATCTAATATTTCAATATCTTTACTTGAAGCTTTACAAGGTTGTAAAAAAACTATTAATACTATTATGGGAAATAAAGAAATAGAAATTAAGCCCAAATCCAGAAATAAGGATGAAGTAATTTTGCCCCGCTTTGGAGTAAATCGTTCTGGAGACCAAAAAATTATATTGGACGTACAGTATCCAGAGGACATTAATATATTAATTAATAGTCTAACTAAACCTAATTGAAAGGATAATCTAATGGCATTTTCAACATTTTGCACCACCAAGGGCTGTGGTCGCATTCAAGAACCCTATTTAAATCCAGTTGATAATAAGGTCTATTGCTCTCTATGTGATAGTGAAATTGTTAATTTAACTCCATTTGTAAAAAATCAAATGAAGATGTCAAAGCAATTTAAACAGAAAAGCGCCAAGCCATTTGCTGTTAAATGTGCAAAATGTAATAGAGAAGAGCGCCCCAAGATAGTAAATGATGATGTGGTTTGTGGAGTGTGCTCCAAGCCACTTGATAATTTAAGCCCAATATTTAAAAACATGCTAAAAGAAAAGTTAAGAACAACCGATAAAGATGTGTGAACATACCACGTTAGGAAGTATGGAATGTTTGATAAAATAGTAGAATCCTGCAAGTATTTGATGGATAACTTTCCGGAAGCTCAAGAAATTAAGTCTTATGTGAATTCAAGGGTAACTTCGGAAAGTCAAGAGATGTTTCAATTTGGGTATTTTCCAGGAATTAATAATTTGAACGCTCTGACTGATATTGTTGGAGAAGATATGCTCCGCAAAAATGAATTACTATATTCAAAAGAAATAGAAGACTCACTTTGTCCGCGAACAATAAATTTCTGTTATTTTGAAGACCATCCTTTAATTATGCCATTTAAAGATGTATATGGTAAACCTGTCGCACTAGTGGGTAGGTCATTATTGTCAGATGAAGAAAGAAGATCTAAAAAGTTATCTAAATATAAAAATACTAAAGAATCCAAGCATTTTAAGAAGGGACACTTATTATTTGGTTTATATGAAAATAAAAAAGCTATTTTAGACCAAAATATGGTTTATATCGTAGAAGGTCAGTTTGACGTTATTAAGGCTATGGAGAAAGGATTTAATAATATTGTAGCTTTAGGCAATTCTTTTATGACCGCCTATCAATTTTCTGTCATTAGCAGATACACTAATAACATATTTTTGTTGTTAGATAATGATGAAGCCGGCGAAAAGGGGAGGAAACGAATTGTCGATATGTTTGGCAAACTTGCCAATATTCAGAATTTTTACATACCAGAAAGTTATAAAGACATAGACGAATACTTAACTAAAAGTGGTGATACGTCAATGTCTTTCGTCGTTAAAGACTAAAAAATTTAGTTTAATTTTTAGAATTTTATTATTGATATATTTACAACAGAATAATTACAAAATGTAAGACAAAATTTCTAAGGAGTTAATATGACTATAAATAAAAGACAGAATCGTTCAGATCGCTACCAATGGGTTCTTTTAGAAACAGTTTGTTCAAATGATATGATGGAAGCATTTTGTAACGAAGACTCTATTTATAATAGATTAACCGGCGGTTTTGCATATGATGAGACCCTAATTGATTTAGAGGATCAGTTAAAAAAAGAGTTTTGGAGAGTCGTAGATACCTTATTGACCCCAAGACAAAGAGAAGTTATTAGACTTTATGCGGATGGCTATACCCAAATGGAGATAGCTAAGATGCTAAATGTCAACCAAAGCTCTATTACTAAATCTTTGAACGGCAACGTTGACTATAAGAATGGTAAGAAAATCTATGGCGGAGCCCGTAAGAAGATTAGAAAGATTATTGAGGGCGACGATAAGATTAAAGATATCCTCCAAAAGATGGAAGATGCCAGGGCAGAAAAATGGTAACCGTTCGTATATTAAAATTTTAGAGAAGATAAAAGTAAATATTAAGGCATATCCTGTACAGGATATGCCTTTTGTTTAAATGCTAATACTTTCATATTAAAATAGGCGTGATTTGTTTAATTGGAGATGCAATGTCTGATAGAAAAGAATATAAAAAAAAATGGTATCAGGACAACAAATCTCGTTTATTAGAAAAGCAAAATGAATACTATCTATCCAATATAGATGAAAGAAAAGAATATCAAAAAAAATATTCTTTTGAAAATAAAGAAAAGGTTTCTAGCACTAGGCACAATTATTATCTCAGAAATAAAAAAAAAATAAATGATAATTTTAATAAATATGATTTAAATCGCCGCAAAATAGACCCTTCTTATAAATTAAGAAAAAATTGTTCTAGTATGATTTGGCAGGCACTTAATGGCAAAAAGAATAATCAATCAATATTAAAATATTTACCATATACTATGGTAGAACTTAAATTTCATCTTGAAAATCAATTCGATAAAAATATGTCATGGGCAAATTATGGTATTTATTGGCATATAGATCATATTTATCCTCAATCTCTTTTGCCATATACTTCAATGAGTGATGATAATTTTAAGATATGTTGGGCGTTAGATAATTTACGTCCATTAGAAAAAATAGAAAATCTTAAAAAATCAAACAAATTAATAGGTGATTTATGAAAAATTCGATTGATTACTCAGGTTTAGAAAATAAAATCTACAAGAGAGCCTACAGGTTAAGTGACGTAAAAGATCGCCTTGAGACTGTAGCTTTTGACGTTGTGCGTTTTAAAGATAGCGATAATTCTGCTGATTTATGGCAAGTTCAAAGTGCTGATGATGGCGATTATATTGTAGCTATGTACCAAGAAGAAGAGGTAAAAGTTGCCGCTCTTTGGGGAGTAGTGGTCAGTAAAACAGCAGGCGACTTACAAGTTTCTTATAAAGGAGACCCGCTTGTTAGAGTATCCTCTAGCAAATTAGGTATTCCTCGCTCTGAATTATCAAAAATAGAAGAATACTTGCCCTCTAAATTAGCTGCTAATAAAAAATTAGTAAAGGCTCTCCTTAATGAGCTAACCGAATCAGCTAAAAAAGAGGTATTAAATAAGTACCCGGAGTTAGTATAACATTACGGAATAGGTGTTTAAAATGAGTCTTGACAAAATACAACAATTAGTAGGGTCTCTAACAAAGTCAATCGATGACAATGAAAGAGTTGCCACACCAATCCTAGCCGCTAAGTTAGCCAAGGCGTCAGCTGCATATCCTGGCGACCAAACAATTGGAGCTATGTCTAGAGTAATTGGTA